AAATACCTATCGGCTAACGGATATACGACTTTATCGGCTAACTACGCTACGCCGTCGAGTGTTAAATCGATCCTACAAATAGGCAAGATCCGTAACTCTCTAGTATTTAACTATGGCAACAATTACAATAATCAAGCTACGGCCCTTGATGCCGACTCCATCGCTAACTACGGCCGTTATCAGCGAGCCGTAAATAGCAACCTGCATAACCTAAGCGATGTAAACGATGTAATGGATCGTGAATTAGGCCTACGTGCTATCCCTCGAGAGCAGCTACAGGCGATTACCTTTAGACTAGATAGCGGCGACCTACCCGATGCAGAGCGTAATAAGCTCATCGATGTATTTTTTGGCGAGCCTATTGTTATTAACGATTTACCGATCAATATGTTTAACGGGTCGTTTAATGGCTTTTTAGAGGGCTTTGCTATCCGGGCTACGCCTCAATTTGTGGACATAACACTCACGCTAAGCCCTACAGATTTCTCACTCGTTGCGCCACAATGGGACACGGTTAGCCCGGCTAACCTAGTTTGGACGGGTGTAAACGCTACACTCATCTGGGAAAATGCTTTTGGAGGTTTGACATAATGGCAACAGTAACGCCTAATTTTAATTGGCCGGTACCTACATCGACCGACCTCGTGAAAGATGGAGCTACGGCTATTGAGGCCTTAGGCGACTCCATCGATGCGAGTTTGGTAGATCTTAAGGGCGGCACTACGGGACAGGTATTAAGCAAAACATCCGGTACAGACATGGACTTTACGTGGGTAACCTCGGATGATGCTAACGCTATCCAAAATACTATCGTCGATGCTAAGGGCGATTTAATTGCAGCTACGGCCGCAGATACTCCGGCTCGTTTAGCGGTCGGTACTAACGGCCAAGTATTAACGGCAGACTCAACGGCAGCTACGGGCCTTGCGTGGGCTACCGCATCCTCAGGATCGACAAACGTCGCAGGTAAAAACGCCGTACTCAATTCAGCGATGAACGTATGGCAACGCGGTACGACTTTTGCGATATCTAATACAAGCGCTTACACGGCCGATAGATGGCAAGGCAGAGTAACGGCCGTATGTACTACAAGTTTTTCGCGCCAAACAACAAGCGATACGACTAATTTACCTTTTATCCAATATTGCACACGTGTACAAAGAGCAAGCGGACAGACGGCAACACCGGCATTATTGCTAGAGCAATCTTTCGAGTCTATCAACTCAATACCGTTTGCAGGTAAAACCGTAGCATTATCATTTTATGCTCGCGCAGGTGCTAATTATTCTGCTACCTCTAATCTTTTAACTATGTATCTTTACTCAGGTACTGGCACCGATCAGAATATCAACGGTGCATATACAGGTTTAGCAACAGTTATTACAGGTAGTGCAACACTTACTACGACGTGGCAAAGATTTACTTTCACCGGATCAATAGGTGCAACCGCTACGGAATTAGCACTATCGACTCAAGCTAATACAACAGGTACCGCAGGGGCTAACGATTATTTTGAGATAACAGGAGTGCAGCTTGAGGTAGCAGGATCAGCAAGTGCGTATAGTCCTAATACGTCTACTTACCAAGCGGAGTTAGCAGCGTGTCAGCGTTATTGTCAATTAGTAGCCTCATCTCCTAGCGCCGGATCGGTCCCTTTTGCTACAGGTTTCGGTGTAACTACCTCCACGGTTAGGGGTGTTTTAAGTCTGCCCGTAGTAATGCGAGTAGCGCCAACAGTTACGGCATCAAGTGGTACAAACTTTTTTATAGCATACATTTCTGCCGCTGTAGGTTACGCAAGCACATTTACAATAGGTCAAGCATCAAATTCGGCCGTTTATTTTGCAGGTACTTTGACGGCGGGATCAACTACGGCAGGTGCGGCAGGTCAATTAGAAATAGCAGCATCAACACCGGCAGGGGCAAACTTCATCCTATTAACTTCGGAGCTATAAAATGAAAAAAATATATAATGAGGAAATAGACGAATTAGGTAATGCCGTTATTTGGTATGAGGAAAATGGCCTACGTGTGTCATTTACAAAAAACGTTGCTAACTCCGACTATCAGGCTTATCAAGAGTCTTTAGATGGAAACTAGCTATAACGGCTACCCGGCATCAAAAGATCCGGAAGCAATTAAAATAAAGTCCTACCTTGTAAAGGGTACGGATCGTAAGCTGCGATGTGCTGAGAGTGTGGGGCCACTACTCGCAGCCTTCGCGGCTGAATTTCACGAGCTAATCGAGCCGATCGATGAGGGCACGTTTGACGATTGGGCTTATGCGTACAGGATGGTAAGAGGCAACCCTACAAAATTATCGTGTCACTCATCCGGGACGGCTATCGATCTAAATGCTACTAAGCATCCTCTAGGCAAGTACGACACTTTCCCGGCTGAAAAAGTACCTATGATCCGAGCGCTTGCTAAAAAATACGGCCTTAAGTGGGGCGGCGACTTTAAGAGCAGGCCGGACGATATGCACTTCGAGGTAGAGATATCGGCAAGCAAGGCTAAAGCCTTAATCGCTAGTTTAGGTTTATAGTTAGATAAATCCTTAAGGGCACTAAGGAGCAACAAATGAAAGAGCAAGCAATAGCGGCGGCAAAATCATACGGTCGAGCATCCCTCGCATCCGTAGCGGCTTTGTATATGTCCGGCATTACAGACCCGAAAGTATTAGCTAACGCGTTTATCGCCGGGCTAATCGGGCCACTACTGAAGGCGCTGCAACCTAGCGAAAAGCAGCTAGGCGTAGGATCTAAGTAATGGAAAGAGCTCAGCTCGTAGTTGGTATCGCTCTCGGGAGCTTTACTATTTTGGGGCTAGGAGCTGGGCTCGTCCGCCATCTAGTTAAGTATTATCTAGCCGAGTTAAAGCCGGACGGCAACGGCGGCCATAACCTAGCCGGGCGCGTTGAGCGTATCGAGCAGCGCGTAGACCGTATCTACGAGATTTTGTTAGAGGACAGACTCGCTAAGTAGCGACACGCCCTTAACAAAGGGCTAAGTAATGAATAGTTTAGATATATTGATCGGTTTGGCAGCCTGCGGTATGGGCTTTATGTTTATGGTGATCGGTTACTCAATAGGACACCGACAAGGGCACGGCGAGGGCTTTGTACGTGGCCGCGCTATCGCTCAAGCTCTGAAAGATAAGGAGCTAATCTAATGGGGTTTTTAGATAACTACGAGGACGTAAATGCTCGTATTAAGCGTTTTAGATTAGAATTCCCATCCGGGAGATTAGTCGCTTACATCGAGGATCTAGATATTATTAAAGGCACGATCCTCGTTAAAGCTGAGGCGTACCGTGAGTATGAGGATCATCTACCTAGCGCCGTCGATTACGCTTTTGGTAACGTCTCAACTTATCCAAACAATATGAAAAAATGGTTTATAGAGGACACAATTACCTCAGCTTATGGCCGCTGCATAGGTTTACTAACGCCTAGCCTTGAGCATAACTCGCGGCCTACCGCGCAGGATATGGAAAAGGTAGAGACACTACCGGCAGACTCGGACCCGTGGAGTACAAAGGCCTCGATCGAGGATATGGCAACAATGGCGAGTAGCATCCTAGAGATCGGTAAAAGCCTAGGCGGTGAGTTAGTAGCTGAGGCCCCTCGATGTACGCACGGTACGATGGTTTGGGCTGAGGGTACGGCTAAGGCAACGGGTAAACCGTGGGCCGCTTACAAGTGCACCGAGCGAGTTAGAGCTAATCAATGTAACCCGTATTGGCACGTGCTCGGATCCGACGGGAAATGGAAGCCTCAAGTATGACCATAAACCCTAAAGATATTTACCGGGCAACCGATGGCCATATTTACTCTTTCGATGGATATGGAGGCTCGGGTAATTGCTCTAAATGCGATAACGATACGCATATAAACGATTATGTACGCCAAGATGGTTTGGTCGTGGCATTTTGTAAACGATGCGAGGACGGTCTAAAGCTATGAGCGAGCTAACCTTTATTAAAGACGGACTAGCTACGACTATCCACGATAACGGCGATATGACGGTAGTCGCGGCCAAACAATGCGACGAGTGCTTTAAGTGGCATACCGCACTCGGCGGCTTTGATGTACGCGATGTAAGCGGCGAGGTAGTTTTATGGTTATGTGCACAATGCCGAGCGTAGCTAGAGTCGTACTCGATAGATCGCAAGAAATTTCAGCTCATCGAGTAGGGCTAGAGCGCACAATTATACGTAACGCTGAGCCAACAGATGCAAGTAATTTCGGCCAAAAGTATGTAAATTGGCATGAGCTTGTATTACAAGAGGTCGAGTCGGCAGGCGCAGAGATAGCGGTCGCTAGCTATTTTGGCGATTATGGCTTTGTACCGGCTATTGATAACGCTCACGATACGGCAGATGTGGGCGAGAATATCGAGGTCAAATGGACCAAACACACTAACGGGCATTTAATCGTACAAAATAGAGGAGCAGGTAGGCCTAACGATGTAGCTATATTAGTTACAGGCTT